CCTGCGTGACCGTCTTCTTCCTGCCAAACAACCCGGCAAGACCACCGCGAGGCATTTCGACCTGCTCTGTCTTAGTGACGGTGGGATTTTTTTTAATTTCTTCCAGTTGAGCCTGGAAAGCCTCGAGCGACTGCTGGTATGACTGACGTTGCTTCTCGTACTCAGGCAGCAGGGTGGTGCGGTACTGGTCCATCTGCTGTTCATACGGGGCCATCGTCTCAGCGACCTGCCGGGTGTATGCGCCAAAGCTCTCAGCCTGCTGACCGGACAGCTCGCGCATCCGCTTATCGAACTCTGACGCCAGTCGGTCGATGCCACTGGTTGCTCTGCGGGCTGCGGTTTTCCGCTGGTATGCGGTAGCCATCAGATCATGCCCTGTGTGCCAAGCATCGGGCTGGTGATGCCCAGCTCCGGCGTTGTGCGTTCTTGGGACAGAAGCGCCCTGCGACCGCCGCGGGTTCTCGCTCGCAGCGCGGTGGCCTCGGCCTGCGCCGCCTTGCGCCGCTCCTCGTCTGTCGCCTTCCGAACTTCCTCGGCCTGGCGCTCCATCATCAGCTTGTTCTCAGCGTACTGTGACTGGCTGGCCTCGAAGGATCGCTTGGCAATCTCTGCCTGCTGCTCGAGCGATGCGCCTGTCCTGGCATAGGCTGCGGTCTGAGCATCGATTGCCTGACGCATCCGCTCTGCGTCTTGGGCCTGCTGCGCGAGACTCTGAACCTGCGCTTCTGACGCTTGCTTCCGCGCTCGACGCGCCTCGTTCGCTTGCGCCGCAGATCCAGCAAGCACCGCCAAAGCCAGCCAGGGAATAGCCATCTTAACCTCGAGTGATATCGCTCATGGAGGTGATTCTGCTGGGAGCAGCGTTTCGTGGCAATGCCTCGATATCGGTGCGATATCTGACGATAGTTCCCCCAGGGTGGAGCGCCGTAGCCAGAGTACCCGGAGGCTGCGATTGTTTCGATGCCTGGGTGGTCTACCACCGCTGTCCCAGGCGTCTACACCAGTCCCTCGCAGACAGGCTGGTCGGCTCGCAATCAGGGTGAGGATTGGCCGGTGTTTTCCGCTGGCACCCATGCAGGTGCACTACTTCGTGAGCGGAACGGCTGATGTGGGAAACAAAAAAGCCACTATCTGCTGCCCCCCGGTAGGAACCCTGACCGGAGAGACAGGGCGAGGAGCATGAGATAGTGGCCTTCAAACTGTCGGTTCCTACACCAACAGCTTGATCTTACATCAGAAGCAGGTGGTAGTGCAATTCCCTGCCCAGCAGCAGGTCTGGCACATGACCGTTCGTCCGTTCACAAAGTAGGTGTGCATCGTGCAAGCAGCGACAGCGGCACCGGAGAGCAGAAGACCGACAGCGAAGACGATTGCTTTCATGTTGACTCCATCAGGTTGAGATCATGCAAACACATCAAAGTCAGATTTGGCGACAGTCTGCTGGACCATCGGTGATGCGCCGAGCTTCGAGGTCCGGGTCATGCGGTTGTACTCGCCACCGCCCAGCATTAGGTAGCCGAATGAGTCCCCGATGTGCGAATGCTCGTTCTTGTTGGGTGCGTCTCTGAATCGTTCCTGCCCCGCACCGACTGCAACGCGCTTGAAGTGATACCCGCCTCCCAGGGACTTCCTGAGCATCTTGCAGGAGCGATTGACGATCAGGCCAGGCTTACCCAGTATCAGCCTTTGCATTGGCGCTGCAGCGGCTTCACGGCGGACCTTGAAGTCATTGCTGGCTGTCGGCTGCGCTCGTAGCCCGAGCGTTCGCAGGAACTCGAAGGATGTGACCTCATAGATCGCATCTCGCGCCATGCCTGCAGGATCGCCCCACAGCAGCACTTGGTGATTCGGGAAGCGCTGATTGAGTTCAGCCAGCAGCTGCAGCCCAAAGCGCTCGAGGCCCATGTCGAAGGTCACGATCTCATGGTGGATCACCCAGCGGCCATTACCGAGCCTCTGCCCGATGGTTGCCGCAGGCGTCAGACCAAAGTCCAGACCGATCTGAATCGGTACGCTGGGATCGATCTCAGTCTCGCCGCTCATCGTATTGTCGTCGTACTCTGGCCAGACGGGTCGGCCTTCCTGAACGTAGGTGTACGCACCCGCGGCATAGCACCTGATCCAGTCGAGGTTCTTACCCGGCAGCATGGCTTGGTAGTAGCCCCCCGGCAGGTTGTTGATGTTCTCGGCTTTGGGGTTGACCTTCCACCACTTGCCGCCTGCCAGGACATGATCGTTGGCCTCGGGGTTGTCGGGTAGATCATCCGTGGGAACCTCGACGACACCGCCTGGCTGCTTCCAGAACTTCCAGCCCTTCGGCTTTTCCTTCTCAGCCATGTTGTGCCACCAATGGTCATCATCCATTGGGTTCGTATCCATCCAGATACCGCGCCAGGTGGCCCCGCCATCGCGCTTGGTAGGGTAGCGTCCAACCCGGTGCGTCAGACCGTCTATGACCGCCTTGGGCAGCTCCCTGGCCTCGTTGACCCATGCGCCTGTCAGCTCGAGGGACAGCAGCTTCCTGACGTCCTTGGGCTGGTCCAGCGCCAGGAAGATCACCTCGCAGTCGATGCCTGCCGCTTCACCGCGGGCGGGTAGCCTGATGTGGTGGGTGATGGGTGGCGTCCAGAGCATGGGACCGAATGTGGACTCAGGGAACAGATCCAGCCAGGTCTTGATGGTAGTGGTCTTCAGCATGGGGTAGCTGTTCCGCACCACCGCCCAGCGCGAGTATCGGATGTTGTCGATGGGTGAGGGTTTCTGCTGGACAGCCCTGATGAATATCTTGGCAGCACAGGCGTATGACTTCCCGCTGCCGACCGGCCCCATGACACCGCCAACGAATGATCGGTCCTGCACGAAGTCGAAGACGACAGGGGACTCGCTGAAATCGAGATTCAGCCCGCCAGCACCGACTTCCTTTGCGCTCTGTTCTTTCGTTCTCATCGCCTGGCAATGCCTCCATTCGGGTCAATCGGAACAAAGTCTCGCAGGGGTACGCTGCTGGCCGGTATCTCGTAGCTCTCGAATATCTCACCGCAGCCAAGACAGCTTCTGCGCCGCCAGGTGAACCCGTATCGTGTGTCCATGCGGGTTTCTTTCACATCGCTCCCAGTACCCTTCGGACAGTTGCAATCGGTGCAATCAAGTCGTTTCATTCTTTTCCTTCAGCTTTGCTTCGAGGTAGCGAGCAAACTGTTGACACCAATCGTCCGGGTCGGTGTTCCAGTCGTTTGGGGTTTCGTACTCGACATGGCAAAACCCCTGATGCACCTCCTCCTCCGTCAGCCCGACCCATTCACGCTTGCCGAGCTTGCAGACACCTCACATACATTCCACCGGCTTTTCTGCCTGCTCGATGGCGGCGCGGAGGGCGGTGATGGCTTCGGGCGTCCAGATCGTGACTTGCTCAACAAACCCGCTCTCCTCAGAGCAAAGTTCTTGCAAACTTTCCAGCGCCTCCAGCGCCTGCTTCATTGCTTCGATGCTCATGCTTTCTCCTTCAGTTTTGCTATTGCTTTCCACGCCGGTCGCCACGTTTCGCAGTCTTTGCAGGACGGATCACCGCAATCTGGCTCTGCGCCTTCGACCAGACCTTCGATGATCTTCACCAACTGACCGACAATATGCTCATGCTCCATCATCGTCATTGTTGGAACCCCGTCGATGATGCGTGTGAATTTGGTCATTCCTCCCCCCTCGGTGCAACCACATTCACATCGATCACACTCGGCTTGTCACCGTCACCCTCCGGCGAATCCAGCAAGCCACTCGCCTTCGCCAAGATCCGCAACACCGCGACCTTGTCGCCGTGATCTGAGCACTCGCCATCGCCAGCATCTGATACGCAATCGCCTCACGATTCATCGTGATCGTGACCGAGCGCTCCAGCTTCCGCTGAATCGACGCTACCCCGCTCCACCCACCCAGCTCACTCGGACCCCTCGTCGCCATCTCTTACCCCTCAAAACGGAATGTCATCATCACCACCAGACCTCTGATACCCGTTCGACTTCTCAACCTCATGCCGACTCACCGCACCAGGTCCAACCTCCCTCCCGATCCTCAACGATAACCACCGACCCTTCGCACCAACACGCTCCTTCACATCAACCCAATGCACCACACCACCAGGCAACATCACTTTCCCTCGAAACTCAGGATGCCACTCCTCACTCTTCCGATCATTCGCAAACAACGATCCCTGACCCTCTCTCATCTCATACGACATCACTCACTCCTTTAAGAAAAAACACAGGAAAATTTTTGGGAGTCCCCCACACGCTACCGGGCGACCGGGGGGGCAAGGGGTCGCCTTCCTCGCCGCCGCCCTCTCGCCGCCTGGCCCCCGCCTCTCGAGCGCATCGCAGCTTCGCTGCTGGCTGACGCTGGACACGCTGCACCCCCCTGTCCAAAACCAAACGTCCGATTGAGTTTTGACACGGATCGATTAGAGGCTCTACAACGCGCTGGAAGCACATCAGGCTATGTCGCCCTTACCCGGCGCCTGATCGTGCGCTGTAGGCGATCCTGACGCGATCTCGGGGCATTGCCGCATCAGGTCGGCGACCGATTCAGCGATCAGCGCCTCAGATGGTTGCGGCAACCCTTCGGCAGCGTATCGCTCGATCACCGCCGTTCGCAGCCTTTCGTCGATCGTCGAACTTTCTTTCTTTTTATTTATTTTTCTTTCTTTCTCTCTTTCTTTTCTTTTATCTACGTTCATATTCGTTACCTTCCCTGTGATGCGTTGAGCGAGGTGTTGCCGGTACTCTGCTGCTGCGTCCTGGTCGTAGACGATGCGCCAGGTGATGCCGCGCTTGCCTCGCTTGGGGTCGGCGAGTCTGGCGATGTAGAGGTGTTCGGCGAGTGTCTTGATCTGTCTGCTGACTGCTGGTCGCTGGACTCCGAGTGCGTTGGCGATGCGCTGCTGACTGACTTTTGTGATGCCGTTGACGCTCGAGTGATGAGCCATTGCGATGAGGACTCGGATCGCTGCTGGCCTGATTGCCGGGTCGTAGGCGACCGCAGCCGGGATGACCGCGAATGCTTCCCGCGGGTTTGTCTGCGCTGCCCGGATGCTTCGCTTTGCTGGTCGCTTGGCAAGCCTGATCTTTGGCGGTCCATCGGTCACAACGGTCCTCGAGGCATCGCCGCCCAGCACCGCACCAGTCCTGGCCTGTAGGGTTGCATCCCGCAGGCATCACGGTACTGCTGGCCATCCCAGACTGCAACCCAGCACCAGCGCTGCCGGTCATCGTCCAGAGTCACCAGCACCGTCTCATCGCGCTCGGGGTGATCGCCTGCCGGGTGCCAGATGATCAGTTCCGTGTGCTTCATTCATCGCCCTCCATGCTTTGATCAGATCCATCCGCAGCCTGTCAGCAGCTGCATCGCCGCGCTTGGCCCGGACCTCGTTGATGTACATCGCCTTCGTCCACTTCTTGCTGCGCGGCCCGACTCGATCCGGCAGACGCAGCGCCCATTGCACCTCGCAGTGATGCCGCCATGCTTCACTCTGCAACCCCACCAGCGTCCCGTCTGGCAGCTGCATCAGCTTCGCGTTGCTGTGTTGCTGCCCGCAGGCGTGACATGCAAGACCCACACTGCCATCGTCTGTTCCGTCCATGATTGCTGATCTTCCAGTCGCCACCCTCGACCCTGCTGCGCTGCTGGCAGTGGCTGCAATGTCTCGTCCCATCCATCAGTCATTCACCTCGTGCATGTGTACTTCAATCCCCGGCGCTGCCCCGTAGCGCTTGCTGACAGTCAGCTTGATCACCTGCTTGTCGTCGACATACGCGACCCCGTTGCAAGCGTCCAGCACCGCCTTGGCGACGTTGTCCAGATCAGGCTTGCCCGGTATCTCCACACCCTGCAGCGCTGCTTCCCGGCGCTTCCTGGGCCAGCTGGCAGGCACCCGGCAACTGATGTCGATCCGCACCGCCCAGGCGCTCTCAGTCGGGGCCAGCGAACCCATAGCACCCTGACACGCATCAGCGACCTGGCGCTCCCATGCCGCGGTCTTGGCTGGGGTGTACAGGCGCGGCCTGCCGCCAATCGTTGACACTCGCGGCCTGCCCTTGCCGACAGCATCGCCGTCGAGCCACCAGTAGAGCGACAGGCTCATTCGCGCCACGCTGCCCGCTGCAGCACCCGGACATGACAGCTGTGGTGCAGCGTCGTCAGCTTTGCTTGGCCCTGCTTGCGAACCCAATGGCGAGTCCCGCCAGGCGTCTCCAGATCGCGGTGGTGGTACTCGTAGACCTCGCCGGTGCGCGACAGCTCGAACCAGTCGCCGACCTGCATGTTGCGGACTCTCACGATATCGCTCATCGCCGCGGCCCCAGCAAGCGCTGCAGCCTGACCTGCACATCCCCGGTCTGCACCAGGTGAGCGTGGATCAGCCCCTCGATGATGCTGGCCCTGCTTTGCCGCTGCTGATCTGCAGCACGGTCGAGCAGCGCCCTGGCATCCGGTCGCAGCCGGATCAGTATTGGCTTCAATGGTGTCTTCATGCGATCATGATATCGGCGCGGTATCAGATGTCCAGCACACCACCAGCACCTGCTGCTCAGAGGAGGATTAGATTTTGCCTATCGGGTCAGCGTTGACGATAAAAAAATATTCCAACACAGACCTTCGATTCGCTGGCATAGTTCAGTCCATGCGATGTCACAACGATATCGCAACACACAACAGGAGCAGACGACATGACCTTCATCGCGTACTACCGCGTCAGCACCGACCGCCAGGGAAAGTCTGGCCTTGGCCTCGAAGCCCAGCGTTCAGCAGTTCTGTCGCACATCGCCGGAGCGCCGCTGCTGGCCGAGTACACCGAGGTCGAGTCCGGTCGCAAGACCGACCGCCCTCAGCTGATCGCTGCACTCGCTGCAGCGCGTAAGGCGAAGGCCACGCTGATCATCGCCAAGCTCGACCGCTTGGCTCGCAATGTGCACTTCATCTCCGGCCTGCTGGAGTCCGGTGTGGCGTTCCGCTGCGCCGACATGCCCGAGGCTGATCGGACATGGCTGCAGATGAGCGCCGTATTCGGCGAGTGGGAAGCCCGCAAGATCGGGGAGCGCACCAGCGCGGCCCTACAAGCCGCCAAAGCCCGCGGTGTGGTGTTGGGGTCGCCCAGCCCCGAGAAAGGCGCTGCAGCCGTTTCTGACGCCGCCCAGCGCTATGCTGCTACGCTGGCCCCGGTCATCGCCGAGATCCGCGCAGCCGGTGCTGTCACCCTGCGTGACATCGCAGCCCAGTTGCAGGCCCGCAGCGTCAAGACCGCCCGCGGTGGCCTGGCATGGTCAGCGCAGCAGGTCAGCAACCTGATCAACCGTCTCAACCAAGAGGAGATCGCAGCATGAACGACAAACCGCTCTGCAAGGTCGCCATCGGGTCGGCCTACCAGCGCCCGCTTCGGCGGGACTTCACCTCCGAGGAGATTTTCTGGCAAGCGAAGCTGCTGGACAAACGACAGAGGCTGACCGCATCGCAAGTCATCGGCAGCGTCATCCAGCTGCTGTTGTGGGTTGGAACGATTGGAGTCATGTTATGGATCGCGTGATGCTTGACGATGCCTTTCAGACAAGGCAATGCCAGAAGCTGCTTGCCTCGGTCGTGGCGACCGCACTGCGCGATTTAGCTGCAGGAAGGGACCAGCGCTGGGACCGCAGCCGGAAACCTGGCGAACGTGAGATGACCATCAGCGGTCATTCGTTCACCGCTGCGCGCTTTTTGTTTGACGAAGAATCGACCGGCGTCGATGTTTACCTCGAATGGCTCGACATCGATGTTGGGAATTTCCGCAAGCGCTTGCTCGAAACGATCTACGATCCCAGTGCGAGGGGCGTAGGTGGCTGGGACTCAAGCCAGCGCCGAGCAATGCGGATCAATTACGAACTCTGGCGCAAGCTGCGCCACAGCCACACCAGTGAATTCGAGGAGGACGAAGATGACAACTGAAGCACAGGAACTGAAAGAGCAGGCGCTTGACGCGCATGAGGAGCGGCATCGGGAATGGGTGCTGCAGGCCCGCGATGTCGCCGTGAAGGTCGCGCTGGACTTCGGCAGCGTGTCGATCAATGACATTCGGCCCCGCTGCCCGCTGCCAGAGGGAGCGCACCCCTCGCTCTACGGTGCGGTGTTTCGCACCCGAGTCCTGCGGCCTGCCGGTTATGTGGTCGCCTTTCACCGCGAGTCGCACGGCAGGGTTGTGCGTTCGTACAAAGTCACAGGAGAACAGTAATGGTCGGAAAGGTAACACCCAACACGATGATGTCAGCGTCACGCATCCCGGCGCTGCTTGGGATGAGCAAGTACGCCAGCCGCAACGACACCCTGCAGGCGGTGATTGCCGCCCACCAGGGCATCGAAGAACCCTGGAAGGGATCGGAGGCTGCAGACTGGGGCAACACCCTCGAGCCGACGATTCTCGCTGAAGCTGCCCGCCGCCTGCAGCTGCGTGATCTGCAGCTCGATCACCCCGAGGCCCGGTTCCACCCTGATCTGCCGCTGGCCTGCAGCCTGGACGGGACGTCGGTCAGGACAGCATCGCCCTCGACGGCATCGGTGTCCTCGAGGCCAAGCTCACCAGCTCATGGCCAGAGGATGTCCCGGCGCTCGACCGCGGCCCTCTCCAGCTGCAGGCGCAGATGGACATCATCGGTGCGAAATGGGGGGCGGTGTGCGTTCTCTATCAGGGAATCGAATTGCGGATCTTTCTGTTCGCGCCGCACCCCGAGTCGCTGGCTGCGATCAGCAATGCGGTCTATGACTTCGACCGCCGCATCCAGTTCTGGCGGGACACCGGAGCGATTGATTGGTACCCGGCTGACCAGGCTGGCGACACGGAGCGCATCTTCCCGGTCGCGGAAGACACGCAGATCGACCTGCCTGCTCACGCTGCCGTGCTGATCGACGACATGCAGAAAGCCGCCGCAGACATCGAGGATGCGCAGGCTCGCAAGACCAAGGCAGAGACGGACCTGAAGCTGCTGCTTGGCACGGCAACAGAAGGCAGGCTCGGATCGACAATCGTGCGCTGGCCGATGCGTCACTACAAGGCGCAGCCCGAGAAGATCACCCCGGCGAAAGCCGCCTACAGCATCCGGCAGTCAACGCTCGCCTTGAAAGAGGCAAAATGAGAGTCAGCGCACACACTCTGGCAATCGCCCTGCGAGCAATCGAGGAGTCGCTCGCGGTGCTGCCGCCCAAATCATCGAGACGCACTCAGCTGATTCTTGCAATGACCGAGCTGCGGTTCGCACTCGAAAACCTGAAGATCCAGATCAAGGAGGAAAGCAATGGAAGATGACCCGATTCTGTTTGCCTATGACCGAGCGGTGCTGGCCCTGCAGTCGGCCATCCCCGGCCTGGAGGAAGAGCGAGCGTATGAGGTGGTCGCCGCGATCAGCCTGGCCGTTATTGAAAACATTAAAGAACACCTTCAGGAGCAACCGAAATGACAGCACTCACCACCCACCGCGGGTTTGCGCCCGCCACCATGAGCGAGGCTATCGAGTTCAGCCGTATGCTCGCCGAATCGAGCATGGTCCCCAAGGCGTATCAGAACAAGCCGCAGGACATCATGGTCTGTGTGCAATGGGGATATGAGATCGGCCTGGCCCCGATGCAGGCGCTCCAGAACATCGCCGTGATCAACGGCAAGCCCAGCGTCTACGGTGACGCGGCAATGGCGCTGGTGCAGGCCAGCCCCGTCTGCGAGGATGTGCAGGAGTTCTTCGAGGGTGAAGGCACTGCAAACCCGGTCGCCGTTTGTGTGGCCAAGCGCCGCGGTCGCAACCCTGTCACCGCACGGTTCAGCGTCGAGGATGCGAAACGCGCTGGTCTGTGGGGCAAAGCCGGTCCCTGGCAAGCGTATCCCAAGCGCATGATGCAGATGAGAGCGCGAGGCTTCGCGCTGCGCGATGCGTTCCCCGATGTATTGAAAGGACTCATCACGGCAGAGGAAGCGCAGGATTATCCGGCAGAGGCAGCGCCGCGGGAGCGCGACATCACCCCGCGCAACCCGCTGGATCGGATCGCCGCCCCGGTCGGTGTGCCGATCACCGCCCCGGCAGTCATCGAACAGCAGCTGGCCGACACGGTCGAGCCTAGCGAGGCAGCGACATTCGAGCAGATCACCGCCGAGTTCGCCGCTGCAGGCGTCGAGGTGATCGAGATCCCCGAGGTGGTTGAGGCAATTGAGGAACGTGCCGCGATCATCGAGGAGTCAGGTGTGCCGCCCGATCAGGCGCTGCAACAGGCAGTCGAGCAGGAAGGATACCCGCTGCGAGTACCCGGCAAGACCGAGCCGCACTCGATGCACATCAGTCTGGAGGATTGGCTCGTTGCCTACAACCAACTGGCAGACAAGACTGCTACCGCTGGCCGAGCAGAGCCGCGCACCCGCATGACCAAGCTGCGCGAACTGAAGGAGGCCAATGAGAAGGTCACCGACAGGCTGGCCCCGGTGCTGCAGTCGGTGCTGAATGCTGCTCACCAGCGCCGCCTGAAGATCCTCGGTGCAAGCCTGGACCCTAGCCAGAAGTGATCATCTCGAGCGCGGTGCGCCTGACATCCAAGACGCGCCGCGCCCAGCCCCGCCCGAATGTCTCCCAGGTCTTAAGCTCCTGCAGGAACGCGAGCCGCTTGTCGCAGTAAGCGTTGATGAGTTCCTGCTGGTCCATCTCATTGACCGCGGCCAGGGTCCGAGGCCCGATTGCTCCGTCTTGCGTGGCACCGACCACAGCCTGCAGGAACTTCGCCGCCCTACCTGGCCCACTGTTGATCGCCGTATCGAAGACGCAATAGGCAACACCCGCAGGCATCGCGTCTGCCGCCACCGCATCCCAGTATTTCTTGCGGTAGAGCGGTGCGACATCATCGGGAGTCAAATCTTTGATCGCTTGCACATCGACCGGGTGACCGCACCATTCTTCCCACACCGCCTTCGTGCAGCCGAGATTCGTTGCCCCACCGGGATCAGCCGGGTGATCGACGAATCCACCCTCGTGCGCCAGGACATGCTTCAGGCATTCTTCAAAGCTCATTTGTTACCCTTCCGCAAATTGTCAATCGCTGGGATTACTTGAAGGTTATCAACACAATGCAGCCCACCCTTGCTCAACGGAACAATGTGATCGACATGAAATTGCTCACCTAAAGACATCTCACAATAAAAATCTCGCAAACAATAGATCGCTAATATTTCGTTTGAAATTTCTCCACGAATCATTGCTCGACGATTTGCGTTGTCGGCCAGTATTCTTGCTTTGTTATTTGTTCGATCAGCTCTTTTCCAAAGAAATACTTTCTCAGGGTTTTCTGATCTGTACTTGCGATTGCGTTCTAATTTTGCATCGTAATGTTTGACCGTGCTTTTCTTAACGGCTTCGCGATGTCGCTCCGGATTTTGAGAACGCCTATCGCGCATTATTTCAGCGTAGCAACTTTTGCATCTGCTTTGCAAACCAGATGCGATCCGTTTGTCTGGACTAAACATTGACAATGATTTTTCAATCATACATACCGTGCATCGCTTCACTTCTTCATCAAATCCTTTTGTTGAGAACTATTGGAAGAACCTAGCCAAAAGTTGTAAACACTTGCCGTTTCCCTTGCAAGAACACCAAGAAGAAGCATCATCACATCAGATCCAGTAAGCGTCATATAACCAAGCGCGCTGCCGACAAGCAAACCAAAAAACCCAAGAACTGTAACGATACTAAGCATCGCAGGAATGTGGCTGCGTGTAGCAATCTGCATCTGTCGAGCTGAGTCAGTATTTTTGACATTCAATTCAAACAGCTTTGTTTCGTTTGCCATCTTCGCCAGCTCGCCATTTTGCTCCAGTTGAGCAAGCTCAGCTTTTGCTTTTGCTGCGGCTTCGGGATCAGGCAAGACCCGCTCGAGGATCTTGCCGCCGACCTCAAGTAGTGGACCGAGAGGGATCATTCCGTTTCTCCAGCGCAGTTGATAGGGACTTGCGACCGACGACACCACCGATGGCCCCAATGCAGAGCAGCATGATGTCCTTCAGGATTGCGAGAAAAGCCTCGTCGATTGGACTGATGCGCTCCATGTCATGCTCGACGAACAGCACCCCGCCGAGTATCGTCAGCACCGATATGACCAGAATGCCGGTCAGCGACAGCGTGATAATTGCCCACACCCGAACCTCGATCTCGTCGTTGCTCATGATGCTTGCTCGATGATGAATGCGATGATGTGCCAGAGGATCAGCCCTCCGGTGAACACGATCATTGCAATGAAAGCGTAATCGGTCACCATCCTGATCAGCTTCTTGCGCCTGCGGATCTGCTCATAGACCTGCTTCTCACGCTTCTCTTTGATCGAGCGACGCATCAGGATGAACTCGTTATATCCCTCTTTGCCCAGCCACCAGAGTTCGCCCAGCGTGAACATGTGCCGGATCTCTTCCTCCATCTGCTGGATCTTGATCTTCGCAGCATACGCATCGAATGCTTCAGCAGTCGCTGATTTAGCGAACACCAGTTTCTTAAACAATGGAGGAGGCTTGTTTGCGTTCTCTTCTTCGGTGCTCATCCACTCCTGCAGATCAGCGACCGCGCCAGCCCACTTGCCCAGCTGCGAGAACACATCCTCGGCCTCGCGCCCGACCTCGACCGCGGCCTTCAGACCGTTGAAGACCGCCGTGGCGGTGGCGAGCAGCGAGACGGGATCAAGCATGGCTAGACTTTTGCAACCAAGCCGATGAGAAGCACGATGATCGTGCCAGCGCTCGCCATCAGTATCTGCTCGAGCCTCTTCAATCGTGCGTTGATGCCAGCGTAACGCTCGGCACACACTGCTTCATGCGTCATCAGCTTTGCCTCGAACTCGTTGATGTTGCCCATGTCTATCACGCCCACGGCAACGCCTGGTCAACGACAGGCGGGTTGATCTGTTCGTCAAACTGTCGCTGGATGTTCGCCTCGACCAACGCCTTGTCAACGCCACTCGCCCACACCCAGCCAAGCACTTGATCCTGCGTTAGATTCGCATAGGGCGTGAACGGATCACCGGGAGCGGAGAATCCGCAAGTGCCGTAAGCGGTAGCGTACCAAGTCTTGCCGTCTTGGACTTGAGTGCCATTGACCAGCCAGCCTACGGTGACCACGCACTCGGGAGGATTCGCCGAGGTCGGGGTGGTTTTCATCCACTCGATTTGCCAAACGATTGATGCCATGATTAAGCTCCTTTGCTTTCAAGAGCAGCGATTCGCTGCGTCAGTCTTTCGATGATGGCTTGCTGTTCTTGAATGGCTTTCACAAGCCTCGCTTCTGTTTTACTCCATGCGGTAATTGTTTTCATACCATCTGCCCGTTCTCCAACAACGTCCGGGTAAATCTGCTCCATCTCTTGAGCAATGAATCCAATCTGGTGCCCGCCGCCTTCGGATTGAATGTAATCAAACTCAACAGGACGAAGCGCCAATATGTTGGCTAATTGGGACGGCAGATCGATAACGCGTTCTTTTAACCGAGCGTCTGAGTATGTGCCAAAAGCAGCAGTATTAGCTCCATTGGCGTTAATTTGTCCACAATTTGAGCTGTCTTGATTAACCGCAAACTGAACAAAAACTTGTGATGTTGTTGTGTTGTTGTCATATTTAACAACACGCACTCCTGCGATTGCTGTGCTAGACGCAAAATTAACACTGGCTACAACTGGGAACCCAGACCCGCCACTGGTTGAAAAATGCCCTCCCTGACCGGAGGATGTTGTAACAGTTAACTTGCCTGAGGAAGTCGTCGTCCCAATCCCGAGGTTGCCGGAGGAGTCGAGGCGCATGCGTTCGGTGTCGCTTCCGACGTTAAACGTCATGTAGTCATCACCGTAAACAGCCGCGTTTATAGACGCCTTAATGGCACCGTTACTATCAAAACCAAGTTTTACAAGCTGCGTAGAAACAGTGTTGTTATTCCGCAAAATCAACGGTGTTGTGGATCCTGACCCATCAACTTTGAAAACACCCGAGCCAACCACATCTAACTTTGCCCCCGGCGAACTCGTACCAATCCCGAGGTTGCCGGAACCATCGATACGCATCCGTTCGGTGTTGTTGGTTAGTAATTTAACAGCGGCCGCAGCGTTGTTACCAATAACAACTTCACCAGATTCAGACCATAACTCTATGGTGTTTTGCGCACTAAACAGATAACCTTTATTTGTGCCTCCTTGCATGAACGCTAATATCGCGCCCTCTCCTGCGCCAGAGCCGCCGTTCAATGCTAATACTTTCCTATTTGTTGCCGAATAACCCGGAGAAGCCGTACCAATCCCGAGGTTGCCGGAGGAGTTGAGGCGCATGCGTTCGGCTTGATTGGTTCCAAATGCAATAGCATCGAAACCGGAAACAGTAAGCGCAGGATTAGTTTGACCCGTTAAGACGCCGTAAGCAATACCGTAGTTTGGAGACGTAATCCCAGTAAGCGTATAGGTGCCAACTTCTCCAGCCGCGAAAATGCTGGTTCCGGAACCTGTAGAAGCAACAATACCGACAACTTGTAGCTTTGCACCCGGCGAACTCGTACCAATCCCCACATTCCCCGACGTATCCACCCGAACGCGCTCTGAGCCGCCGGTGTAGAAGGTCAGCGGGAGGTAGGTGCCGGTGCCGACTTTATCTGCAGATATACGCACATCAGTTGGGTTAATTCCTAAAATACCAACTGAAGCGTTGGCTGGATCATTTGTGTTGAATACAGCAAAATTAGTTTGATTTATGGCTGTACCATTTGGCATTGCGCCAACAGATGTACCGTCGTTCGATGTTGTGGTTTGAAAAATCACCCGGCTGGCAAGCGTCGCATTGCTGAAGTCGCCAGTGATTCTGCGCCCTGTGCCGGTGATCGTGATGTTGCCTGCGACTGTCGCACCACTTAGCGTCGGGTTGGTTGCGAACACCAACGCACCCGTGCCAGTTTCGTCCGTGACAGCAGCCGCTAGGTTCGCTGATGAAGGCGTCGCCAGCCATGTTGCAACTCCAGCGGTAGCATTAGCCACAACAGCCAGGCCCGCAACCGGATTGCCGTTCGCGTCAAAGTTCAGCGTCTTGTTCGCCCGGTCAGATGCCCGCGGCAGCGTCATGTTGATCGATGTCGGATCAGTCTGCGGTGCTTGCATTGCCCTACCCAGCCCCTCGGCATTCTGCTGCGCGAAGATCGTCTGCTGGTCGAGTTCGTCGTTCAGGGTGTTGGCGAAAAAATCACCGCCGGTCACGAAGTCAGACAGTCGCTGGATCGTGCGGTTGCCGACGATGGCGATCTGCGTTGCCCCGGTCGGTGTCGCTGTCAGCGTGACCGAGCCGGTGCCGTTCGCGTTGATCGTCACCGTGTAGTCGGTTGTCAGCGTCAGCAGCGTGTCGTCACGGTAAACCGCAATGTCGGTCGCCGCCAGAATCTCAAACGTGAAAGCATACGGACCCGTGCCGCTCGCCGCGTAGACGACACGCCGTGTGACGTTGTTAATTGGGATTGCCATCGTTCACCTCATTTGATGTAGTTGCCGACCCTGGCTCGACGCCGCTGCGCCGCTTCAGCCCGAGCCTCGATGCGTGGTCCGAATGTCGGATGCGCGAACAACTCCCCTCGCGCCATCTCCGTGAACTGCGAATACACCGCCCGGATGTTGTTCTGCTGGACATCCTTTGGGTCATCGTAGAAACCAGGTGTTTTCGCCGCCTCAACGATTGCATCCTGAATGTTCAACGCCTTCGGCTTCCCGCCGCTCATCGTCGTGATCGACACACGCCCGAGCTGCTTCATCAGGTAATCGTACTCGTCCACCTCGAGCTTGACGTTGACCCCGCCAACCGTCACATCCATGCCAGGCTTCTGAATCGACATGCCCAGCTGGATCATAATCTTGTCGGCCATCCGCTGCTTGGTGGCGCTGTACCGAATGCCGCTCATCCCGGCCAGCCAGGGATTCGCTGGATCGATGTCAGTGATGATCTCGCCGAGATAGTCGCGCTGGGCTGGCAGCGTCTCACTCAGCACCGGAGTCCGAGAGATCGAGCGATTGAGCGCCTCATAGAATCCTTTGAGTCCAGTCGGGACCAGCGGTGACTCGGCAGTCATGCGCCTGACCGGATCGTAAACTCGCTCGATGGTTGCCCTCGCGCTGCTGAAGATCCCGACCGGCGAACCCTCGACCGCGTAAGACGTTGCGCTGCCAGCGACTTGATTGAGCGCGTTCTTGAATGCCTGCTTCGGATTCGGGATCGTCGCGCTAAATGCACCAGCAATGCTGCTGACACCCTGCAGGAACGGTGACTGCCCGACATAACCGTACAGACCCCACACCGCACCGAGCAGCACCTCGCCTGCCAGATCCTGATCGTCCTCATACCGAGCATATTCGACCGCATCTGCGATCATTGCCATCGGCCCCGCAACCGGATCGATCCCGCGGAACGGGACGTACAGTTTGCCGTCCTTGCTGATGCTGGGATCAATCCCCATCGTCTTCAGGTATTCGACGAACTCTCCGTCCCACTCCTCTTTTTGGAAGACGAACGAATACGGTCGCCATCCGCTGTCAAGATAGACGCGCCGCAGGTTCTGGTCGCCTGGCCCGCCGCCGGTCATGCGACCGTCAGCAACAAGCGATCCAGCGCCCATCATGATCATCGTCCCCATGCCCCACTTCGCCATTGCCAGCTCGCGCTTTGCGCCGCCTGCAGCGAAGTCCTGTCGCCATTGCTTCGACATCGGAGCGAATGCCGAATGTTGCATCCCCTCAGACGCAACCCACACCGGAGTCTTGACGAACGGGAGGGTGATGCGACCGAGCAGGTTGTCCTGCGCCAACTCTTGAATCTTCGCCGCGCTGCCGGTCAGCTGCCGCGAGAACGTGACCATGTGGCCAAAGTCCTTCGCCAGCTCATCGATCTCAGCAGGTGGATCAGAGATTATCTCTGCCATCTTCTGAAGGCCCAGCATCTCTGCCTGATCCCGCGGCACACCGGCATCCTCAGCGCTGCGAATCACTTGCCGCTGCGTCCGGTACGCTTGGGCATATAGCTCTGCACGGTAAGCCATCGTTTTGAACAACTCGTCCATTGCCATGATCGGGCGACCGCCGAGCAGCGTCACAAAGTTGGCGTAAGCGTTGATACCCTTGACCAGACCCTCAGTTTCGATGCCGTAGTTCCGAGCGTCGAAGATGTGGTACTGGCCCTCGAGCTTCTGGCCCGCATCCGACAACACGCCAGCGCCCTCGCGCATCTCGCGGGTCGTCCCGGTTCGCAGCGCGGTGCCAGCCAGCGACATCCCCTCGCGGAATGAATGAACCATCCCGGCGACCAGCGCACCAGCTTCACCTAGCTCGACCTCGCCCTGCATTCCGACCGAGCGTTTCGCCGTTCCGATCGCCCCAGCCAGCGCCCTCGTTGCGACCGTGCTGGCCAGGAAGGTCGTCGAACTGGTGAGGTTCACGACATGCGTTCCGATGCCTGATAGCAGGCCGTTCTTCCAGGTGCGATCCCACAGGTCAGCGATCAGCCCGACCTTGCCGACCTTGTTGATCAGCCCCTCTCGCGCTGCCTCGGTTTCCAGCTGCACGAACTTCTCGACGAACACCTTCAGGTTCTGCGAGACATTCGGATCGGCCAGCATCTGCTGGATCTCGGCGCTGTTGGGTGCCGGGATCTTCACATCGCCGACCTGGTCGAGGAATCCCGCCGCCCGCGCCTCGGTCAGTTGAATGCGCCCCGCTGCGGTGGCCTGCGCTGCCCGCGTTCGCGCAGACAGATACGCATCGTTGACCGCGTTCTGCAGGTTGAGCTTGTAGAGCAGCTGCGCCTGCAGGTCCACATCGTCAGGGTTCAGGTACGCTCGACGCGCCAGGTTGTAGAACTCTCGGGTGTTCTGGTAGCTCGCCAGCCGCAGCCGCACGACATCGACCGGCAGATCACCGTATTGCTTTTTCAGCGCCTGCAGCTCGCCAATGATGTTGCCATCGACACCCTTCTTGACCGCCTTGCCGACCATCTCCTCGAACGTCATGCGCTCAAGTTCGATGCCGCTGGTCTTGGCCAATGACTCGACCGTCTGCTTGAAGTCAGCAGGCCCATCGATGCGGTTCAGGTTCATCAGCGTGTCAGGCGGTGTGCCTGCCGCTGGTGTCTCGGTGATGGTCAGCTCGATGTTCTCAAGCTGCTTCTGCGCTGCTTGCGGTGGCGCAGCGGTGGTGCCTGGCGGTGTCGGTGTCGGAAGCGCATCGGCAGCTTCCTGCGCCGCCTTCCTCGCAGCCACGCCTTCCTGATAGACCTTCGCCCCGCCGGTCACCAGTCTGCGAAGACCGGCAACCTGCACCACATTGTCGTCAGCGGTGTGCGCTGGCTCGTACTGAGGGATCGGCTCGTCAGGCTCGGCGCTGCTGACGCGCTCCGGCAGAGCGCCATCAGTCTTCGCGCCCTCCGGCAGGATCTCGCTCAGTCGCTCTTCAAGAGGTGCTTGTGAGATTGCCATCATTCCACCTTGACGATCTTGATCTGATCTTCACCACCAGGGAAGACAACGATGTTGCGGGTGCCATCTCCTGCGCCTCGAGAACCTTGGTCTAGGTAGCGAACACCAGGAATGCCAGCATCTGACAGTATCTTGGCCCCATCTGGCTTCTTGGCATTGACAGCAGCAATCAAGTCGCCACCCATGTGATCCGGGTCAGTCAGTCCGTATTGTTTAGCCAATTGTTGGACCTCTTGCGATTGTTGGCTTATAAGAGCATCCCAATCCAGCATCTTGCCGATCATTTCGTCGGGAATGTCTACGGTGTAGAAATTACCTTTGGCTTTCGTAGGATTAAGAGCTTCAACAGAATCCGCAATCCCTTTATACATGTTTGCGTACTTTGATTCTCTTATTGCTTTTACTATTGACTCAGGACTACTTCCCATAATTAAATCTCTGACAACTAAATTAGCTTTTGAATAGAGCGCAGCTTGAAGCTGCCGGTCAACTTGACCGACATTTTTAAGAATTTCATCAGCAAGGTCTTGAGATCTCACCATGCCATTTGTTGTTTCATATTGGTTTGCGGATGTTGAGATTTTATATTGCCCAGCAATTGCTGGATTTTCAGCAAAGTACAACCCATGCCCGTACGCTTGCGCTCCTTCGCCTGTGCCGATCTTCTCTGAACGGAACCGACCAAGCGGCGCCCCCTCTTCGGCAGGAAGCCTGTGCGGTGTGCCGTGATAGGCCATCAGGTCCATCGTCATGCCGGTGCGCCGCATGTAGCTGTCGAGCATCTCCCCGACTTTTGGCGCAGCGAACTTTGCGCCAGCCGCGGCAGTCTTCGCCGCAGCCTTCGCACCTTCAATCATCGTCTTGCCGCCGCCGCCCAGCTCGCCAATAAACTCTGGCACCGCTGCCGCTTTGCGCCTGGCCTCGTCTGTCTCGCTCTCAGGAACCACCGGCCCGAGCGTCCGGTCGAGAAAGTCCCGCACATCCTCGGTCGTCGGGAATAGCGTCTTGCCTTCCATGCCGCGCAGGAAAGCGTCTACCCGGCCTTCTCCGGCATTCGGCCTGATCGCCGCCGCTATCCCCTTACCGAGGCTGATCAGATCGCCTGGCAATCCTATGGTTCCTTGTATGCCGCCCTTCAGTAGCGCAGCCGGAATGTCCATCGCCGCCTTGCCAAACTGCTTGGCTGTGATGTTGGTCGTGTCCTGCGGCAATGTCCCGACCAGCGCCTGCTGCGCCGCATCCTCAAGCGAGGTGCCAGGCTCGTCTGGATACGAAAAGCGCAGGTACTGATCGACGATGCGCTGCTCGAGGTCTGTCATCGTGATGCCCCTTGCAGGATTCGCTGCTGCTGCCGCAGCGCGGTGATGTCATCTTGCCGCAGCCGCGGATAGCGCAGCAGCAGATCATCGAGGTTTGTGGTCGCATCGATCTTCACGGTTTCGGCCAGCTTGTTCTCTTTCACCAAGTCAACAACGATTGCATTTAGTCTCGTCAGCGCTTGTGTCTTTTGCAGGTCAGCCCGCTCTGTTGTGTTGTAAGCGTCAATCGATTGCTGCGCCAGATCGCGGAACGGGACAGCCTGGCCCTCGTTCGTTCTGCGGAAGTCTGTGACCAGTTGCTGATAGCGAGCGGTTATAGCTTCTGCTTTGGCAATCTGCGCTTCGTTGTCTTTCGTGGCGAAGACAGACCGAACATCAGGAACGCCAGCGGTCGCATTGATCAGGCGTTGTGCAGCAGACGCATCGGGGTTTTCGTTCTCACGCATCCGCTGGTAGAGCCTGTTGATCTGGTCGCCATTCATTCCCGCTCGCGTTGTCAGCGGAAGCAACTCGTTCCAACCGCGGATAAACCCGTTGTCGATCTGATACTGAATCGCCGTGAACGTCAGCATGTCGCCGGGTGGCTGAGTCGGGTTCAGCAGGCGCTCGGTCTGCTCAATGGACATCACCCGCAGGTTGACCAACTGGTCAGCAATCGCAGACTTCACCGATGGTAGGGTATTCGGTCGATAGTATTGTGCGATCAGGTCGCTGGCCTGCAGCTCCCTGTTGCGCTTGTCGAGCGCATCATCCTGATCGAGCTTAGTGATCCTCGCGGAAATCTCAGCCCGAAAGTTCTTGATGACCTCTTCGCCAGCCTTCGGGTCTTGCGCCACCATCGACCGCAGCACCTCGTTGAAGCGCTCGTCCGGTAGGAACTGGCCATTGCGTATGCCATTGATCACCGCCAGCGAATTCGCTGCAGCAAAGTCGCTGGTCATCAGTTTGCGGGACAGCACACCCACTTGAGCATCGACCGCTTCCTTGCGGATCTTCGCCGCATACTCGCGCTGCATCGTTGCATCGCCCAGCGCAATCGCAGCGCGGTTGATGTTCTGTTCGTGCATCGCAATGAGCTGGGTCGATTGCTCGGGGTTTTGCTCAATCGTGTCCTGCAGCACTCGAGCGACATCATTGAAGTACACATCGAACTTGATGCGGTTCCGCTCCCGGTCTTGCCGGATCTCAGTCTCGAGCGCTTTCCTGACAATCGTGTTGCCCGACGCCGCCATGCTCGCGTTGAACTTCATCGCGGCCTGCGGGTCCAACTTGGCAAGCGATGCTGTCAGCCCGCTGTTCATCTCGCGCAGCTTCAGGATCACCTGCTCGGAACTCATGCGACCGGCTTCAATGTCGGGCAGCAACCGTGACATCGTGTTGATGCCCTCGGCCTCGAAATGACTCGCCAGTTGCAGACTGCGAGCCTTCCTGAAAGCGTCATCGAAGATCCGGCCTGTCGGCTTTGTGATCGCCCCGTCTCTGGCCAGCGCGATCTCTTCGTCGGTCAGCGGGTTCTCGGCTGCGTACCGGAATCCCTCCTGCTCGGCCATCTGACCGGCTTCCTTGAAGAGCGACTCGCTCATGCGCTGGATCAACTGCGCCATGCGGCCCTGCTCCTGCGCCGCAACCTGGAACCCAATTGGCTGCACGGTCGGCATCTGCGCCTGAACCATCGGCACACCGCCAGGTCGCGCAAGTTGCATCTGCCCTGATTCGATTCGCGTTGCCATCATGTCGTCCTGTAAAGCTGCAGCGCCGCGCCAGCCAACTGCACATCAGCCATCAGGCCACCATAGCGCCGGGTCGTCGCCGCTGCTGCCTCGAGTCCACCAGCCTGACGTTGCGCCGCGAACGTGCTGAGATAATTCTGGAACTCGGTACTCTGCAGCATGGCCGTTGCATCCTCGAATCCGAGAACCTGCGCCGTCAGCGCGTTGAGGTCAGCGATGCCGACATCCCGCATCGTTGCCCCGACATTCTCGCCCTGCAGCGCCAGCATCGAACCCTCGCCGAATGCCACACCGTTCGCCGCGGCCCTGGCCCTGATCGCCGCATTGCTGCGCCGCAAGTTCTTCAGCAGCGTGTTGCCAGCGATCTTGTAATTCAGCGCCTCCAGATAGGCTGTCTGCTGGTTGATCGCCGCAGCCTTGCCCATCTGGTTCGCGGCATAAGCATTCGCAAACGCAGCGCCAGCCACCATTGCAGATGCAGCAGGCATCGCCATGCCACCACCGACTGCGCTTGGTGATCCTTCAACGATGTCCATGTTACGTCCCTGAGTAGACCGCAACGCGGTAGTCGAGTCCGAGCAGCGTCAGCTTCAGCGGCAGGGACTGCTCAATCTCAATGGCCTGCTCCCTGCTGTCCCCCAGCACTCCGTTGACGCGCTTGATGCCGGTGAATGTCGGGACCGGCAGATCCAGCAGCGGGTTGTCCAACAGCCTGAACTGGATCACCTGGTCATTCAGGATCAACTCTTGCGAGTCCTTGACCACCGCGCTGATCTCGACCACCCGCTTCTTCATCGACAGCCTGCTGCCAGTCTGCAGCGCCAGCTCAACCGGCATCGTCTTCGCGTAGATCGTGATCGGCAGTCCGACCTCGTAGCTCGTCGTGCTGGCCCGGTCGAACGTGACCGACCCGCCGCCGCTCACCGTCTCATTGCTCTGCGGCACACCATCGCAGATCACGTTGAGCGACTTACCGATGTGCGGCAGGCTCGATGCACTCGCTGCAGCCCCGCCGGTAAACGCGCAGTCGGTGAACAGGCTATCGCTAAACATCTCGACGAACCAGCGATCAACCGAGTTGAAGGTTCGCTTCGTCACCACATAGATCGTGCTGACATCAACACCGACATCGACGAACCGACCGTCTGTCGTGAACTCGCTCGGGCTGGTGATCTGCTGGGACCGCATCACGCTGTAGACCGCCAGGCTCCCGTCCGAGTCATTCGTCAGCATCAGCAGGTCGCCCTCATCCGTCGAGGTGGCCTTCCGCAGCGCGATCCGCTTGGGTGTCTTCAGCAGGTGACCGGACAGCAGGCTGATCCGCTCGGTGATGTAGGTCAGCTGCGAGTCGCTGAATCGGAACTCGTTGAGCGACTTGCCGAGCCGCTGCACATAGACCGACCCGGACTCAAGCGGTTGCACCCGCGTACCGGCCTCGATGCCGTTCCTGCTCACGTTCTTGAACGTGAACGTCAGCGGTGTGACCGGATCGGTTCCCTGCTGCGGAATGTAGAACTCGCCGCCGCTCGTGAATACCTGCAGGTCGCGCCCGCTGATGATGTCGGTGATGACGTTCAAATCATTGGTGTCTCAATCTCCCAACTGCCAGCAGCGATCACGCTGGTCGAGAAGAAGGGATATTCCACAATCGCATTCACCACCGTCGAGCTGACGTACTGCACGATCTTCGCTCGGCCCTGCGGTGATACGTTGACGTACTGATTGACCGACAACGATGACCAGGTGGTGACCTCATAGGTCGATGTGCCGTTGGGTGCAGTCGCCCATGCAGGCGATACCGTTGCAACCTTCGTCGATCCCACATAGTCGCTGATCAGGCGCACTTGGCCAGATCCCGTTCCTCCGGTGATCGTGACATACATGCCCGAATAGATGTCGTCTGTCGCGCTGGATGTCGTCTTGAGCGTGATCGTTGTGCTTGATCCGGCCTGCGCCGTGCCGCTGTCGTGATGCGTTGTCGATGCGGTCAGAGTTACATTCCCGCTGACCGCCGAGGGTGTCAGCGTAGAGCCGGTTTGCGTGAATGTCTGCAGCGTGTAAGCGTATTTGGTGATGCTGTCGAAGGTGATCGTGCTGGCGGTCCATGTCGCATCGGTCGCGCCGCGCACAATCCGCACAGGCTGCAGATCCGGGTGGACAACGATCAGCGTGTCAGCGCTCTGCGTCCAGCAGAGATTCGCCAGCAGCGATGATCCGATTGTCGTCGTCAGGTAATCGTTGCCGCTGCCGTTGATGTTGGTCACCACCGCGCCATTCTTGATGACGTACATGCGGTTATGCGTGAAGCAGAGCATGTAGCTGTCTGCCACGCTGAACTGGAACGGCACCAAGCGCACACCGTTCCCGGCAGACTCGGTGCCGGTGTAC